AGCTTCGATGGGATAAAAGGAGGTAGCAATATTATCTGCACTCATTATTGTTTTTTATTTACTGGTTGTCAACATCACCATGATTAACCAAAAAAGTTTCTAGCTCTTTTAAGTTTTTATCTAAAGCCGCCTGCTCATTGATGTAAAGCACTCTTGTTTTTTGTATCGTTAAAAGCGCCACAATTAAATCTAGGCGCTCTACTTGCTGGTTACACTCTAGCCTCATGCAATGCCTACATCATGTTGATTGCAGAATGATTGAACATAGGCCGTCAGTTTATCTCTTGCAACTATGGACACTCTACATATTGCCTCTGATGAAGCTATAGAGTTTATGCTCGATGAAGCGTATGCAATCTGCTTGCAAACACCTTCATCGCCCAAAGCCTCATTAACAAAGTCTTGCAAATTCCAATTCTCGCCAACGCATTTGTATTCATACTGACCACTCATAACGTTATTGACTATCCCATTAACAACATCTTCGCGCTTTTCGGTTTTTACTGAGTCGAAAAACTCTTGATCTAATTCTATTGTTTGCATTGTCTTCACTCCTAATTAATTTGCACTCACTCTAACCCCTCGCACGCGAATAGTGAAATAACTTATAGCTATATGCATATAACTAAATAATCTTGATGTGTTTGGGAGTGGTGGTATTGTTTGCGTAACTTAATAGGAGAGTGAAGATGAAATACCCGTATATTGGAAAAGGTTTAAATAGTGGTTCTATTGTTTTATTTTATGAGCAAAACAAAGGTGTAACTTTAGAATCAAAAACATGGGCGAGTGAAAACCTACAGCATAGCAATTGCATTAATGAGGATTTATTCACAAACATAACCCGCGAATGCTTGGAAAATACCTATGGCAAGGTTGAGAGTAAAGAGCATGCTGATTTCTTAATTAAATTAGCAGAGAAAAATAAAATAGAGCTTGGTATTGGTGGTTATTCAGAAAGGAAAAATTATTTTTATTTCACTGAGGATGAAGGCTTGTTATACCTTGTGTTTGCTTCTTTTTCGCCATCCAATAAGCACACGTCAATAACCATCCCCCTACCACCTGTAGAGCCTAAGCCTAAATCTTGGCCGCAGGTGGGCGATGAGGTTAAAGGCCCAAAAGATATACTTCTACAGGTAAGAGGAATTGACGGCCCTCATATTTGGTGTCTTGATGTGGAGTTAGATTATTGTACATATCATGTATCATTGCTAAAAAAACCACTAACACCAGAAGAAGAGCTAGAAAGCAAAATAAAAAGTATGATTGAGTTTACTAATTACAATCCAAAATTAATTGCTGAATACATCGCAAGAGATGGAATAAAAGGCTTAAGCTATAAGCCATAGTAGGGCTTAATCCTTCAACTTTAATTCATCAATCGTTAGCGGGTTTAAATATCTATCAGTTAAATTCGCTAGCGGTAACTTACCTTCTAAAAATAAATCAGCACGTTTCTTACCTAAAGTCTCTACAACAAAAGATTTGGGTTGAGTTCTTAACCACTTTGCAAATGGTGTATTTGCTTCAATCTGCTTACCACCGCTTGCGCCTTTAGTAGCTCTTGTTCCATCTAGCTCTGTTTGACCTTCTAACAGATAACCTATAACCGTCCTGCATTGATAGTGATATGGCGGATATCCTATAGGTGATTCGCCAGCTTTCCAGCCTTTCGGATATTTAGCATTAATTGAAATACATATATCTGATGTACGGCTGTCAAATGTGACTATAGGTATTTCTCGATCAATTATATCCGAGTTATCCAAAGCCATTAATCGGTTAGCCTGTGCGGCGTAATGACTTACACCTGTTCTAAAAAGCGCCTCAGCCTCGTTTCTCTGGATACCCTGGTTAAGGTCGCGCATTTGCTTTGTTAGCTGGTTCAATGTTGCCATTTTGCCAGTAGATAAACTTTCACTGTATGCGTTAGTTATAATTGAATTATATCGCTCGCTCATCTTTGCTTTGTAAGCCTGTACAAACTTAGGCCAGATATTAGCGCTAACTTTATCACCAGTTTTAAGTGACATAATAGCTTGACTAACATATCTAACCGTTTTCGGTTCGCTTGGCGCTGTTACAACTGCTGTAGATGTTGAGGTTAACAAAGCAGCCGTATAATTAGCCTCATTAACTGCAATGCTTTCTAATTGCTCTGTAGCTTCAAAGAAAGTAGCTGTTTCGTTTATAGCTCTACGTATAGCAGCATTAACACGGTTAACGTCAGTCATTGTGTTGATTTCGCCATACTCAAGCAATACCAATCTAACAGCCTTGTACGCCTCTTGTAATGTCGGGTAAACATCATCTTTTAATAGCTTAGTCGCTACCCTTTGAAGGTAAACGCTATGCTTATTTATTCTTTCTATGTATGAATCAGTCATTATGTAAATGCCATGCCTTTTGATAGTGGTTTTCTACTGCCTTGCTCAACAACTGCTAAATATCTAAACGCATCTGCGCTATCACTAGCCCAGTCATGCAGTGGCGCATCCCTAAAGCAGCCTAGTTTATCATTCCATTGCTTTCGATAGTTCTCTAAACATTTAATTCCTTGCTGGCATTTATCCTTATCAAAAACACATCTTTTCAACATCTTCCTAGCGTGGTTTATGCCATCGTCTATTGATAGCTTAGCTACAGTTTCAAACTTAAGTTTGAAAATATTTCCATCACCGTCCAAGTCAAAGCCTTTTGCCGCTATTTGCTTTCTAGTTAAACCTTTATTGCTGAAATCCCTGTTATCAATATCGTGTGGGCCGTAATGCTTTGCATAATCATAGCCTCTATCTCGAATTACTTTCGCGTAATGCTCTAGGCCCTCACCTGAGTTTTCATAATGATCAATCAAATGAATTTCAGTACCAACTTTTTGATAAAACCAGATTGCAGTGTTATCACCAACACCAATATCCCAAGCAGTATAAACTTTTGAGTCATTATTAAAACCATCGCAAATGCGACCATCTTTATATATTGATGCAAATTGCTTGGCATAATAAGCACCTTCAATAGACTGCTCAAACGCTTCTTTAGGCGTACTTGGATATTCCCTTTTTACATCGTCAAACAAATCGCATTCTTTTGCATAATGCCAATCTTTTTGCCCCTTAGTGAACTCGTAACCAGTTTCATGCTCTAGCTTTGCAAAGTATTGTTCTATGTGTTCTGGAGTTTCTTTTTCTGTCTCTAGCGTGTAGCCAGCGTTTAAATACCATGGGAAAAAGTGAAACTTAAAATCTAACTTAGTTAGTGTCTCGTCTAATTTATGCTTTCGCTCCGCTTCCTTGCAGTACTCATAGAAGTAACCTTCTCTACCTTCTGCGGTTGACTCTATTGTTATTACATTGCCAACAGCAACAGCCTCAAATGCACCTGTTACAATCTCTCTTGCCTTATCTGGGTACTTTTTGCATATCTTTCCAAATTCAGAAACGTGTAAACTTTGCAGAGTCCCACCTCGATAACTTGTTGAAACCTGTATTTCTGAACCGTTATTGAATTTATAACCTCTGTTTTTGTCTGATTTTGGCCTTGGAAAATCAAAGCCAACTTCTTCTAAAAGCTCAATTTGTGAATCTGATATATTGTTGTAAGCAAATCTAATTTTATTTTCGTATATGTCTTTTGCTGCTTCAAGGTTGTGACATATACAGCCAGCAGAGAAGTTTTCAATAAATAAGCAATCATCTAAATCACTAATCATTTTAAACGTGGTGAAGCCTAGCTGACGGGCTTTCAGAATTATATCTCTGCAATGCTGGTTTAGATAAAAGGTCTCTTGCTCTTGGTTTGGCGTAAATAATACCTTTTGGCCGGACTTATCTTTGATGTGGTATAGAGTGTTAAGCCTAAACCATTTGTAAGTCAAAGCGTCGCATAAATCATCATGATCTAAATCATCTAGATTATCTAAGTACCACTTAGCCTTGTCGTGATTTGTCATCTTCTAGAGCCAGCCGTTAATCTTGATTTAAGTGTATTTGTAACTTGAACTTTTTGGTTAGTTTCAATCGGCGCGTTATCACCCTGCATTTCGTTATGGGTTTTTATTGCGGCAATTGCGGCTGCTGGATTAAACATACCTTTCTCATCATTGATTTTCATTGATTCATCAATAATCTTTTCAAGGTTTAAAAGCTTCTCCTCTTTTGTTCTTATAAACTTTTTTGTCTCTACTTTTTTGTGCTCGTCAATCATTGCGAGGATCTTAACATCTTTTAACAGCCTGCTGGCTGCTTGAGCTGCTGTCTTTTCACTGTATCCCGCATTAATCGCGGCTTTAGTGCCATTTAGGCAACCTGTTAAGATATACTCTTTTACAAACTTTTCTTTACTTGGTTTTTTATTTGAATTGGTTTTAGTCACTGACTATCTCCTGTTAGGCACTGCCATGAAAATAGTATATCACTAAATTACAGGTAATAAAAAACCCGCTTATTGCGGGTCTAGTTCTACAAACATTACTCTCTTAAAAGTGGCGTTTTCATCTAAATGACTTAGAGGTAAAACTCCTCCGCCATCATGTGTATTAAAGCCAAATACAAACTCACCACAATCAGATGATTCATAACCCATTACCAAAACGGGTGCTTCATCTCCAATGTGAAGCATATAAAAACCTTTTTCCATATCACTCATACCTTAACTTTCCAAAACTCTGTAGAGATACCAAAATTCTAAATCACCGTCAGAATCTAAATCTATCTCATGTTTTGAATTACAATGAGGACAAGTTACAACTTCGGATATAACCCTCATACTCTTTGTCTCGAAATCCTTTTCGCAATTTATATTTAAACAACTTACAACAACATTATTAAACATCACTTATTACCCAGTATATCTGCAATACTAACAAGTGCGCCGCACTTTTCGCACTCTGAAATCCCACTTTTCAATATATGAAACTTTACAGATCCACAATCACCGCAAACGTAGGCTATGTTATTTTCAATTGATTCAATACCACTATCTTTAAATTCAACATCTTTTAACTTTAAAAGCGGCCTTGTCCCTGTCTTTAAGTTCTCAATCCATATTAAATCACGATCTTTTGCTATAACCCTGCAAGGACACCAGTTTACACCACCGCACAACTTATATAATTGAATATTCACAAAACCACCTTATTTTGCATTTAATTCTTTCTTTTGTATCACTCATACCTTAACCCCTCATGGCCTTGGGCCGTATCTATTAACCATATCGCGCAGTGTTTTATTCTGCGCTTCTAGCTTTTTAATTCTATTGGATTGTAGCTTTACATACTCGTTAGCACTTTCAAGATTAGTGAACTCACCTTTATCATTCATTTGCAGTTCAAGTATTGTAAAATCTCTTATCTCTTCACCAATCTGCCTTATGCTGTCATGTATACTCATCTCTTACACTCCTAATAAAAACCCACAGTTAAGTGGGTTTTGGCTACTCTTGTTTACTATCCGTTAAATACTAACATCTATCATCACGACCGTAGTTAGTTTACTGCTATCAATTATCGAGCATTATGTATTAACTCGATGTAAACATTATAGCAAAATCAAAGAACTTTTATAATACCGTTTAGCTATATGTATATGTTATTTAGTTATTTAAATCTCACCCATAAAATCATTCAGGCTTTTGGTTTTGCCCTGCTCAATTTCAGATTTACCATTTTCAATTAACTTAGTTGCAGCCTGCTTTTCGCTAACCTCATGCAGAAAATCACCTATATAACCTTGCAATTCTTCCTGCGACTCCCAATCACAGTTATAAATAACTTCTGACATTTCTTGTAAATCTTCTTTGCTTAATTCCATGTTTATCTCCTGCTTAAAAATCAAAACTCATTGTTTCACCTTCTGCGGCGTACAAATCACAACTACCACCAGCGCAAGGGCTTAATCTTTTCTCCATACCCATCCTTTCTTCCCAATGCTCAAGCGGTTCAGACATAGCCAAATCAACAACCTGATTCCAGCTTAGCTTATCTTTACAGTTACGGTACATTGCAAGCTCATCAACCTTTCTGTTTTTGGATGGTATGTCAGGACTGTTAACGACTTCACCCCACTCTTTTGCAGCTTCAGGTTGAGTGTGAATCAAATACGCCAACTGGTTAACTGTCTTTTCAATGCAAAACTCACAGTTACCAGTATGAAGTGGAATGTTAAGTTTAAATTCTTGCTCTTCCCAAAACTCATTTATATCTTGCTTATCAAATTCACTCACCTCAAACAGAAATCTATATCCAAGCTGTCTATTCTTAACAACTCTATCAGCGATATTGCAGAGCCTCTTATAGTTATTCTTTTCAATTGGGTTAATCATTTTGCTAGATATGTAATCGAATAGATGTCCGATAGACTTATCTAATTCATAAGTGCATTCTTTGTAAAACTCACCTTGGTTTCTTTGTGGTATAGCAAGCCACTTTGATATGGTTCCGCTTAAGGTATGCCCCCAAACCCTGCTTGAGTCTTTTGGCTCATCCCTGTAACCAATCCACATCTCATATTTACCAAGTCCGTATTTGTCATTGCAATATTTTCTAGCAATTTGCGTTTTCATTTGGTCAGTGCAAAATTTACCGCCAGGATTGAACGGCCTACCATACTTAGCCATTAGCTCTTTAAATGGCCCGAAATCCCTTTTCGCTTCATCCCTAGAAGTAACCACAGGCTCACAACCTACACCATCCTCTTGAGATAAGTGCATTCTTAGGTATGTTATTTTTATATCAAAGAAATCCTCGGTATCTCTTACAAACTTATAAGTACCTTCATTTTCTGCACCAGTATCACAAAATATAAAATCACAATTCTCTTTACCAAATAAACCTATCAATACATCAACCATATAATGCGAGGTCTGGCCGCCTGATATACTTGCAACTATCTTTTTACCCATCTTACACACTCCTATTTTTTATAAACTCTAACTGTTAAGGTAATTAGAGTTAAATATCGTTTGGTTATATGCTTATAACTAACCTGCATAATCAAGCATTACGCCGTTTTTAGCATAGTAAGCTTGCATATTATCTCTGTATTCATTGTGCTGTTTTGTATTGAATAGACTGGTTACAGCAAACAACTCCATGCATTTAACCTGCTGCTCATGGTTCCAGTTGTAAAAGCCTATTTTGTTAAAAGTCCAGGATATTTTATCTTTGTAATTCTCATCCTGTAGCAGTATTGGCAGGCCAAACATCAGCTTGCAAAAGTTACGCACGGACTCGGCGCTCTCTCCTTCCAGCTTTGCGATATGCGCGTACCATACATAGACCTGGGCGTTAGCTGTTAAGCTTCTTTTCTTACTGTGTGGCTTGCAAATAATGTCAACTTTGCCGACTTGGCCTATCATAGTTTTGATTGCATGATTTGCTTCATCTGCGTTTGATGTTGTTAACTCTAACGTTTCAATCATAAACAATCACCTTCGCTTCAATTCTTGGGTTTTTAGTGTCTATCCCGCAATACTTCTCACTATTAGCGATTATGTAATTAACATTGTCATCATGGATAAATCCGTTTTTAACTAAAGCATCCTGAAAAAACTTTTTAGCTGCCCCAGTAAAGTTATCCAAGTCAGGCCCGTTATTTGCTGCCGCATAGAAGTCATAATGAATTTTAAACTTTGCATCATCAGGCAGTGGATCGAATGCTTTTATCTGCTCCGCCATTTCTTCACAGTATTGCGCTTTGGCTTTTTCATAATCCCTATGATGTGAAGACCTAAACCAATTTAAATTAATTGAAATCTTTCTGTCTTTCTTGGTTTTTAACTTAAACGTTAAGTAAATGGGAAGTGTAAATCTGTATTCACTCATAACAACCTCAATACTTAGTTAGCATAATCGCGCCTGAAATATTGATTTCTGGCTCCGCTATGCCATTGTAAGCCATTTTATCTACCATCTTGCGCCATAGATATTTCTGACTTCCAAAAGCCTCTGAGAATCGCTTTCGGTAATGCGTAACGTTTAGCGGGTGCGCGCTATGCACATCATGAAGCTGTTGAGGCACTGGCAAAATAAACCAGTGGCCTATTTTAACTTTGTTGTGCCTGTAGCTTCTGCCGCATACATGGTGAATCTGAAAAGGTGCGTCATTCCACATATCACCGAATAGATAACCTACTCCATGCTCATTATGAAAATCAGCTACAGCTTTGAGCCATGCCTTTTCTTCTGTGTTTGGCTTTGTGTTTTTACTTAGCATCTTTCACCCCTAACCGTTAATCTCAGATACTTTCCACGGGTTTTCAATTATGTTCCTGTAAACTTCTTTACCAGCCCCGCAATTTAAACAGTGCGTATAAATACCAAGTCCAGGACAATCAACATCCTCAACAAAGTTTTTAGGCCATTCTGATTTAGGCAAAAGCGTGCTGTCGCCTACTTGTCCTCCTGGCTTTTTGTAATAACACTCATGTGGTGCCACTCCGTAATCTGGGTAAATTGTATCACCTTCGCCATTGTGGCATTTATCACAGTATTTATTCATCTTTCACTCCTACCTTTTAAAAAATCCGATTCTTTTATATTTGCATGGCTCAACCTCAGAATATGCGCCCATTTTTAAATGCGGCATCCATGACCAGCACTCGAATGAATCCAAAGGAATGCTAACCCTAAAAGCCCAATCCCAATACATATACCTAAACCCTATTAGCTGCATAAATATATAAATCATCTTTCACTCCTAACCGTTAATCTAATTTAAACCCGCATCACGCAGTATTTTACCGTTGTACTTGTCTGGCATTTTGCTTTTAGGCTTATACCCGACTTCGCTTGTCTTTTCTGGCTTATCTTCTGCCTTTATAACTTGGCCTTGCTGAACCTTGTTGCCTCTGAATGCTCGAGCTTTATCGCCTAGATATTTATTAGCTGCCGCTCTACCCTCGCTTACATCAATGTGACCGTTCATAAGATAAAGCTTTTCGTATTGGTCGCTTACCTCTTGCTGTAGCTCATCGGGGATATGACGCATACATTTAATTATCTTGTCCCTGTCGCTGGTTCCTGCTCGGTAGTAATACCATTTAGGCAAAATCACTTTTTACTACTCCTGATTTTACTTAATCGCTGCATAATTTTTGCACTTGCTTCTTCGCTTGGCTTGAAGTTATCGCGCATTGTATCAGTTGGTTTATTTGCCACGTATTCAGTTAAAAGCTTTTGCTCGGTGGGCTTTAGCTTGCCTTCTTTCATAAGCAAGTAGTTTTGCCTGTAATGCTTCTCCCATAGTTTACGGGCTTTACAATCTTCCAAGCTGCGACAATTAAAACCAACCTCTGAGCGCGCTTTTACTTCTGCTTCATCAAGTGGCTTCTGCCTGTTAATAAACCTCATGAATGAGCCATCAACGTCGATACCAGCTGTTTTGCACATGCTTATGAAGTTAATCGGCACAGGAGGCCACTCGTTGCCGTCCTGAGCCTTTTTAATGCATTCAGCAAAGCCGAGCTTTATATCGTTAGCTGAAAGCTTCCCTAAGAGCTGCTCAAGCATTTCTGTAGGCTCATCACCCCAATCCCTAGTCCACTTTGTACGGTAAAGCTCCACCCCCGCTTCCCATAGCCACGTTAGTTTGTCTTTCCCTTTTATTAATTCTTGCCTCTCTTGCTGCGAGTTTTGCTCTTGTTGCTGCCACTGGGTCTGTGTTGCGCCCTTGTGTATGATTGCTTGCATTTGATTCTTGAAGTCTTTCATCTGTCCACCTTTCTCCGTTTATGTAAGTTGCCGGATGCATTTTCTCAAAGCCGAATTGGTTAGCTGCAATTCTTGCTCTCACATCCTGAGCCATTAGCTCGGCAATTTCATCAGGTTCATTCTGTGATTTATATTTCTTACAAAGTGCGATAAAAGCCTTCAATGCACCTTTCTTGTTAACCTTTCTCATACCCGCTGACCAAAACGTTTCAAATGCCAATTCGCACACATTATTAAAACTGTTAGGTTCATTGTTAGGTTCATTGTTAGGATCGTCCGAAGATTCTGCGGGGGTGGGGTGCAGATTCTGCGGGGGTAGCCCCGAAGATTCTGCGGGGGTTAGTACAATTTCAACCTCTTGCAATTTGTATAGTGAGCTAGTCCCTTTTCGCTCTTTTATTTCTAACATACCCATTGATTGAAGTGTTTTTAAATGACCTTGTAAAGCCCTGTCACTCATGCCGCATCTGTCAGCCATTTTCGGTACTGAATACCAACTAACACCAGCGTCATTTGCATTGTCTGCCAATTGAAGCAAAGCAAGCTTTAATGGCGCTTTTTTAATATTTTGATCCCAAGCCCAAAAAGTCCATTTAGCACTCATAGCTTCTTATCTCCTAGCTTGCTTGTGAAATATGAAAGCCCCTTGCTAGTAACTCGGCATTGCGTGTAATGGTGTCCGGCATCGCTTACACCTGTATGAGTAGCAAAAAGCCCTTGTGTTATGTATTGCTGTTTAGCAATGTTGTTAAGGCATAGGTAGCCATTATCTCTAAGCCACTCGATAAACTTGTTAGGACGTTGCTGTATCTTTTTGGCTGCATTAGTACAGCTGAATGATTGATCATCATTAACAATCTTGTCGTGAAACTCCACTTTAGGCGCTGCAAGTTCTAACTGCTTTTGCTTTATTGTGTTTGCTTCGTATTGCTCTGCCCACGCTCTTGCTGCTTGGGCTGGATCTGAAAAATTGGGGATTACCTGTAATTTTTGGCTTTCTAGCTCGTCCAGCCTATCAATTATCTTCATTCTCAATGCTGCGTTATATCCAGAAACAAGACATAAAGTTAATTTCTTATCGAGGTGATATTGAATGTAAGTGTTGCCGTTATGCTCATAATTTGAACTCCTCAAATTTGAGGGGTTAACTTGTGAGCACATTTTGTCAATATCTCGCTTTACATTGTCATGCCTTTTACCTGTCAATTCCGCAATCTCACGACTGCTCATTGTTAAGGTTTGGTTTTGTGATACAATTAAATTGTTCATACGTATTCCTTAGCCAGTTAGCGCTGGCTTATTTAATTTATTGCGTTACCGCAATGCCAAATCACTATTGCTTGATCATCGCCACACACAGAAGAACCTAGATCCTCAATGTAAACATTCCCGCTTTTTAGCCACCTGTAAATGGTAGATATGCCAACATTTAAGATTGATGCAATTTCTTCTTTCTGCTGTCTTGGTGGTGTGTTTGGGTAGCTCTTATACTGAGACTCAACCCACTTACTCAAAGGTGTTAATTCTACTTTCATATTCCCTCCTGTTAGTTTCAATAATGATATTATCAATTTTAATATTAGTCAACCATCAGGCAATAAAAAACCGCCATAAGGCGGTCTGGTTTATTTTGGGGGTTCGGGGAGTGGTTGCCAGTATTCAGCCTCGCAAAGCTCAATATCTCCACTCTCCATTATAGCCTCAAAGTATCCGTATTGGCTGCTCCAGTATCCTGCTGTAGTTTTTAATCCAAGACTCTCAACATCACCACCATGCAAAGCAACAACAACGTCTTCTTTTGGTAATTCATCTTCTACACTTATCCATATACTCATACTAACCTCGCTTAATCATATAACTACTATTGTTAATGGTGTGTTTTTATGTGATGTAAAATAAAGATCAACACCGTATAATTTTGCATCACAATCAGTAGTAGGTCTGTGATCTACCATTCGTGCAAATTCCAAATCCTGTGCCATTTTATAAAAATCACCAATGTAAATGTAACAAATTATTTTTTTTCCTATATTTCCTTGTCGTGCTTTTCCATATTTCACATAAAAATCTTCTAATAATTCACTCATACTAACCTCGCTTATCTAATTCTTGTTGAATAACAAATTTCATTTTATTTTCACCTCTCTGAACTTGCTCTAGCCAATAATCATCACAAGTGGCCGCTTTAGCTATCAATGAAAGTTTTCCGCACAATTCCATTGCACCTTTATAACTACCGTCAAAATTATTAATTTCTTTTATTACTGCCTCAGACATGCCTTTTCTGTTTACTAGAGCACCGTATTTTCTTAGTTCAGCTATTTTCATACTAACCTCTTAAAATATTAATAAAGCCATTTAGGTTTTTTGTTTTCTTTTTGCAACCTTTCAAACTCTTCTTTGCTTACATCTTTAAATGTCGTTTCGCCTGGCATTTTTACCATGTAAACATCATTACTCTGCTTAATTCCATTCACAGTGTTTTGAGCTAAACACATAAGCTGAGGTTTTGATGTTTTATTTAAAGATTCTATTACTATTTCACACATACTAACCTCGTTTATCCTCATTAAGTAAATCATCAAGTCTTCTTTGTGTTGCTTCCGATAATTCCCAGCCGTAACGAAAGCCAATGTAAAAAATTGCAGGGGCAGCAAATAAAGAAATTAAAAAAACTATAAATAAAGTCATACTAACCTCGATTATTTTGGTTCTATAACGTATTTCTTTGTTCCACTCGCGCACGTAGATGGAAAATTAACGATTGCAATTAAAAGTCCTGCGAATGGTAATATGAAAAGCCATGCAATTGCTTGTACTATGTTTAATATGTATTTCACACTAACCTCGCTTAATCTAAATTAATTACTTTTTGTTTAATCATCATGCAATCTTTGCATATAACTGTTGTTATGTGTTTTCTTGCTGCTAACTTGTCACTTTGAAAATCATTAGTTGGTGTAATTTTTTGACCGCAACTATGAAAAATTTCTATTTGCGACTTTGTTATTTCAATATGTGTTTCAATATTTTTATGCTTGCAAAATAATTTATTAATTAAATCCATACTAACCTCTAACCTTAATCCATACTTGTTTGCATTCTGCTTTCTCTACGTATTCACAGCCGTGTTTTTCTGTGTGCATACTGCTTTGATTTACTGCCATAGTTGTAACCACACCAGAAAACAGACCAATAAAGAGAAAGGTAAACGGGCTGCATGATTTTATAAATTCTTTGAAGCTGTATTTATTCATCACTCACCCCTTGCGCGTTTAAGTAGCTGCTGAATTAAGTGACACGTTTCCATGTCATGTAAGTCTGGCGGTGCTTCTGTTTGTGAATGGACCTTGCTTAGCATTTCTTTGTTAACCTCGTTTATTAAGCTGTAAAGCTCGCTGCAAGCACTTTCTAGCATTTCATACATATCAGCATTTAATTTTTCAGCTTTAGATAGCTTTTCACATGGCGTCAGGCCTTCAATTTTTTGCATTGTTACCACAAAAGATTTTGAGCTGTCTTGATTACAAGTAAAAGTTTGTTCTATGTAGTTAACTGCATTACTACCCTCGAAGTAATCCGTAAGAGTGTCAGCTAATAAATGTATTGGGTTTTCGTGATTCATCTTTATCTCCTATTTAAGTTGCGTTAACTGTATCAGTTGATTGTTGATTGTGCAATATATAAATTAATTAATTTAAGTATTGACTAATCTAGTGGGTGTGATAAATTTACTGCATCAACAGCAAATGAGGTTTATATGAGTTTATTAAATGACGCTCTTGCCAAGTCAAAAAAGTCAGGTAAAGAGCTAGCAGAATTGAGCGGTATTAGTGAATCAACTGTATCAGCAATTCGCAATGGTCGCGGTAAAGTTGAGACTTTGGAAAAGTTATTAAAGTCTTTGGGTTACGAGTTGACAATTAAAAAGGTAAAAGTATGAGCGCAAAAATAAAAGATGCATACGGAATTTTATGCGAGTCGGAAGAGGGTGTTGATATCTTTAAAAAGCCAATTGGAGAAATGATACTTCTTGAGTCTGTGGGTGAAATGCTAACAAGAGAAGAGGCATACAAAAGAGCGAGGGAGTTAGCTGAGTCTGAGCGCATGGGCAAAGTTGCAGTTGTAAGACTTGTTGTTGATGAGTTTGTTCTTTAGTGGGAGTAGAAGATGGATATTAATGAATTATTGGATGAGTTAAGCGCCGCGCATGGTCGCGGTGATGTTGCTAGAGTTTATGAGATTGAACAGATATTGGATGCAAGATCATGAAAATGTCGGAAAAGTTAAATGATTTGTTTGCGGCTTTATCTAAGTTTCAAGGTGAGCTGGAAAATGCAAGTAAAGGTAAGCAGGGTCACGGTTATAAATACGCTGACTTGGCCGAGTGTATAAACGTTGCTAAGCCGCACTTAGCTAAAAATGGGTTAGCTGTATCGCAAATGCTTGGTGCTAATGAGCAAGGCAAGCAAACAATGATTACGCTGCTAACACACTCTAGTGGTCAATGGATTTCATCAGAGTTTGTAATGGTTGATGCTGTGCTTCAAGGTGGTAGCGGTAAAAATCCAGCTCAAGTGCTAGGCTCTGCAATCACGTATCAGCGCCGCTATGCTTATGCCGCT